ACATTCAGCCAACCTTAGCGTGGTAATCTGATACCATCTTAGTAGCTTCTAGAACGTAGTCCTGAGCCTTCTTACGAATGACTTGTGCTCCGTTGCTATCTTCGATTGCGATGATGATCACAATGTCCTTGGCTTTCTCGCCAGTCATTTCCCAAAGCATGTAGCTGTATAGAGCTGCTTGCTTGAAGTAGTTTTGGATCCAGTCCTCACGCTTGTACGTCTTAGAGGTCTTGTAGTCGATGATTGCCAACGACCCATCATACTCTGCAACGAGGTCACATCGACCTGCAACTCTGAGGTGATGAGAGTAAAGAGGACACTCGATAGCTCGGATGTTGTTCACCTTGCTATCGAGCACCTGTTTAATCTGCTTGAACATCATAGTATCGATCGGCATAATGTCAGCCGGATCCACTGTTGATTCACTCTGAATGTAGTCTTCACACATCGAGTGAATCTTTGTACCACGCTTAGTGGCTCTAGTAGTCACTCGGTTGGCTTCTTCCTCACCAACGCGCTTACGCCATTCAATGATACCTGTCTTATCAGACATCTCAGACAAGACTGTGGTAACAGACGGATACTTCTTACCATCTGGTGTAATGTAATGGCGTTTGCCATTGACCTCTTCCGTATTGAGTTCGGTGAACTCTATTAGGTTGAAATCAAAAAGATAATCAGAGCGAATCAAATCCTAGTTCCTCACGTGTAATAATATATTCTTTGACTAAGTCGGATCGCACGATGTCTTCTGGTTTGAAATCTACAAACTCGAACATAGACATCTTACGAATAATTTTCATGAAGTCTCTGACACCAGACTTCTCTTTCTTACGTTCTGATGATAGATCATCTTGACGAAAATCTCCACAGAAAACGAACCTACAATTTGTGCCCGCCCTAGTAATAATTGAATGTAGCTCCATGTGATCCATGTTCTGACATTCATCTACGATGACGATACAATCTGAAAGTGTCACGCCTCTGATAAACGAGGTCGACATAAACTCTACGCCATTCTTCTGCTTTAGAACTTCGTAGGCGTCACCACGATTGTAGAGTTCGGAGCAGATAGAGTAGTACGGTGATTCATACACTCGCATCTTCTCTTTTTGGTTCCCTGGAAGGAAACCCATGTCGCGTGTTGGTACTACTGAACGAACCACAAAGATTCTGTTGTGCTCTGTGGCTTGTGAGTGCAATGAGCTCAAGCCAAGATAGAAGGCTATGAATGTCTTCCCTGTGCCCGCTGTGCCATGTAAGAAGAGATGCTTCCCTTGGCGGTATGCGTTAAATGCTTTCTCCTGATTCTCTGTGATAGGTTGAAAACGTTGCAGCGCGAAACTTGGTGTTGCTTGTAAGCCAGTTGATTGTTCTTGCTGACGTTGCAATCTCTTTTCGCGCTTGGTTAATCTACGCTGCGGTTCTAATTCCATTAAACCTACTTTGCTCTATGCTTGTTGACGATATCACGGACCTTCGATTCCTTTACACCTTTGGATCCGTGTTTTTGCGCCAGAGGCGAATGTGGATTCGCTTGGGCAATGCGGCTCATCATATCGCCAAATCCAGAATCGTTCTTGTGCGTCACTCCAGCGATGCCGGAGATAAAAGCAGGGGCCGTGATGACCTGAGCGATGTCTGGATTATCTTCGAGGTATTGTTCACGAGAAGAGATTGACATCATCTCTTCCCAACTTTCCCCCGTCACTTTGTTGTAAAATTCATATATGGGCATTAAATCTCATCTTCTATCTGAAGAAGACTATCAAGATCTAATGTCCTAATAGCACTTCGCATGCGTTTCTCATTGAGTCGGCGGCGCTTCTCTCCACGTTCTTCTTCATAACAATCTTCGTCGAACTCACGAAACTTCTTAAACTTGTTCTTCATTGTTGAGCAGTCCTGGAAATGCTTTGTTGATGAGTTGTGGGGTGATGCCATACGGCAAGGTCTTATCCTTCATCGCCAGGATCATTTCAGCATCCTTAGGATGCACTGACTCTAGTAGCTCGATGAAGAGGGCTTCGCGACGAAGGTTTGGTAAGTTCGAACCACCTTCGGCAAAGATGTACAGGCGCTTGGCTTGGGAATACAGGAAGCCTTCGCTGTTAACAGGATCGCATGGTGTGTATGGAGGATTGCCTGGTGGCAGTGACCACCGAACCTCAGGGACGAGCGCTCCTACTATAATGGTTTGCAGAGCTGTGTTGTCTGCATGCTCTTGAAGGAAAGCAATCTTTTCTTGCTCTGTCTTCAACTTCGATGTGTTCTCTAAAATTTCATAAATTGCTATTGGCATCAGAATTCACCTATTACTTCCATTAAGTTTTTCAGTCTACGTTCAATAAAGTAGTTAAGTAATTTATCTCTCTTCTTACCCGACTGTGCGTGGTAATCTTCAACTACTTTCTCTACAATCTCTTTGGGTGTGAAGTTCAAGTCGACTAGTTGCTCGTTACGTTTGTAGTTACGAAGCATGTTGTCGTCACAGAACTCCTCTGGCTTCATTGTCTTCCACATATCGAGCTTGTCAGTGCGCAATGGCTTTTGACGTGCTCCTACAACAAAGGTGTCGTCCCTCGACAGGAAGTTGGGCACGCCATCTCCTTGGTCACCTTTCAGGATATGCTCTTTGACAAACACATCAGGGTTGTTGTGTGTGATGAACTTCTTACGGACAGGATCGAACTGCTTGACGTTCATGTACGACTGCAGCTGTACGAAATCCTTGTCGCCCGATATGATCATGATGGGCTGACCATAGAACTGAGACACGAGCGCTCCGATAACATCGTCAGCCTCTGCTCGCTCTACTTGGATCACTCTGTATGGAAAGTTTTCCTTGATCTCTTCACGAACCTTATTGAGGCTGTCGAAAAGAGCAGTCCAATCGACTTCGGACTTCTCACGAGCCTTCCTACGGTTAGCCTTGTAGTAAGGAAAGATGTCTTTGCGCCACGAGCGTGGAGCATCACACGCAATAACCAATTCACCATACTCTGATGAGAACCGCTTGTTGTGGGCTCGGATGGTATTGAGAACCATGTGTCTGAACAAGTCCTCATCTACTTTAATGTTGGTGTGGTTCCCAATCTGCATCATGTAGTTGGAAATCATAACTTGGTTTAGGTCAAGTATAATCATAATGTTTCTAGGCCGCCTGTGGGCCATCTCCTTCTTCGCCACTAATACTTATAAGGTCTTCTGTAATTTTTTGCAACGGATGATTTATCGATACAGCCTTGGAAAGCAACGAGCGAATAGACTCTACGACTAGCGTGCAGTCTTTGTATAGCCCATCTCCTTCTAGATCGAAGCCTTCTTCGTGGGCGCGCTGGAAGATAAAGCCCGCAAGATCATCAACGATGTAGTTGATGTGCTCTTTACGATTTTCTTCTACACGCCCCAGAATCTCAGGAAGGGATTGAAGCTGTTGATTGTGGTTTGGTTTGGGAAAGACGATGATGTTGTCGGTCATTTAATAACTCTCAGGAGTATCGTATCGGTATTTATCCTACTCCGGGGCTTAGTCTCGCCAGTTTTGATCTCTTCGAGGAATTTTCGTAGAGTTACCTTACCAGCTGCAAGCAGTGCCTGGATAGCCACATCAGGTTTCCGAAGAGTCTTCTGTGCAGCCTTCTCAACATCATATCCTATGATGGATGCACCTTTAACCTGAATGCCAGTAGGACCTACAGCATCGAACCGAGCCAGCTTCCTGGACTTTGTGTTGTAGGTCCATAGCTGCTGACATCCTACCAGCTCTGCTGGATTGACCGATACGATCTTGAGTGGTGGAAATTCTTTCTGGTACTTGAGCTTCGAGACCAGATCGACAGCTGACTTAGTCTTCTTCTCACGTGGCTTACGAACCTTTGTAGCTTTCTTATTGCCACAGTAGCGGTCGCAGTCAGCGATAAACGATTGCCAGTACTTCTTCTGCTCTGCACGAAGGAGCTTCTCTGCTTTCGTATCGAGCTCATCGGGCTCATAGTCGCCCAACCACTTAGCGTAGTAGTCACGAATAGCCGAAGCAGCCTGGACAGAGGCTTCTTTACCCTTCATCCAGTCATAGATGTTCAGCGCTGGGTCAGCATCAATAGCTTCTTCACAGTCTGTGATGAGCGACTTGATCTTATTCTGAGTCCGCTCATGAATAGAAGGAAGTGCCTTCTCCTCCCTCAAGGATGACACTTCCTTCTTGATGAGCTTGCTCTTTGCAATGTATTCATCGATTGAGCTACGGAAACGCTCGACAATGATATCCTCGAGCTCATTACCGTTCATGATGATACGTGCAATGGTGCAAGCAGTCTTTGTGATCATGTACTTAGGAAGCTGCTTAACAGCTGTGATGTCACTCTTGGAGTATTCATTACGCTTGAGATACTCGAACAACCACTCACGTGCTTGATCGTGGTCAAACATGTAGTTGTACCAATTGAGTGCATCACCAAAGCCCTTTACCGATACATCGATAGGCTCTGGACCATAGTATTTGTCATCGATAGACTTAACCGCAGTACGAGTCAGCCGAGGCTTGCTTGCCTTCGGCTTCGTCGTCAATCGTTTACTTACAGCTGCTCTAGCCATGGATCATCCTTTTTGCTCTTGATATACCCTTATCGTACATTTTCACAAAAAGGTCAACATTTAAATTCCTACCTTGTATTCGAACATGCCACCAGATTGAGGAATCTCTCTGGGTTCATGCACAATAGACTCAAGGAACGCCTGCCACTGCTGCTGGCGAATGCCCCAGTTGTAGAAGATGTCCGCATATGCCTTCTGTGAAGCAATACGTGATTGGACTCCCTCGTCGTTGAGCATTGGGATGACTGCCTCGAGCTGCTTGTAGAAGTACGCTGCATGCTCGTTCTGATCTTCGATGTACTGATACATGTGAGTCCAGTTAGCACCAGTCTCATACAGAGCACCGAGGTTAGGATGCACACAAAGCATACCAGCTGACATTGCTTCCATCAGAACCAGACATGATGTCTCGACCCATGTAGAAGGGTATGCAAGGATGTGGTTCTTCTTGAGTTCTTCTCGTAGCTGTTCGTTAGGCAACGATCCATGGTAGTTGATCTTAGGATGGTTGCGGCACTGCTCGAACAGAGGCTCGAACTGCGCATCCGCCTCAGGCCAGCCATACAAGTTGAACGATGAGTATACATTCAGCTCGAGGTTGTCATACTTCTCGCACAGCTTCTCGAACACTGGTATGACCAGGTTCAAACCACGATGGGGCGTCGACCAATAGGCAAGGGAAATCTTATCCTTTGGCTTTTCATGTGGCTCGATGGGCATGATAGCGTTCTGAAGCACAACACATTTCGAATAAGGAATGTCGTATGCTGCACAGTACTGTTGCATCTGCCAATTGGATACAAACACCAGGCGATGAAACTTTTTCCATCCACCATCCTTAAGGTGTTGTGATTCGGGGTCATTGGGAAGATCATGAAGCCACAGCACTCGGACTTTGGTCTCATCTAGCTCTCGTACACGAGAACGAATGATCTGAAAGTTCTCAAGCAACTCTAGAGGTAATGATGCCGCCAGGCGTTCGCCCATCAGCTCCGTTCCACCTCTTGCCTTTGCCGATATTTCGTCGTTAGGCGTAGCCATTATCAACCCTCCGAAATGCTGAATGCGATGATCGAATCAAAGCGGAAGGAGCGCCATGCAGCCTTCTCAAGATCCCATACTGCAAGAGCATCGGCAT